ACCGACAGTGAACGAGTAACGTGAATTGGGTGCAATCAGGTAGCCATCTGGCGTCCCAACGCTGATTGCCGAGCATGTGCCTTCCTCCCCCAACACCTGGAACATGCGAAGTGGTGCGATTGCCCTGCACCAGCCCAATACCCTTACGCTTCGACGCACACCGAAGCGTATCAGAGTCACATGCTGTGAGTTGTGAGGCAGGCGGAGCGCGGTGCCGCATTTCGTTAACGAAGGAGACACACATGTGTGAGTCATCAGTGTACGTCGAGCATCGTGCTGCGACGAATCGTGAGGAACTTGTGGTCAGGCCCGTTCCTGGCCACCGCCCCCTGAGGGGATTGTACCCGGTGACTGGCGGCGATCTCGTCTGCACACTCCCCGGCACGAAGCTGTTCATTGAAGAGGTGAGGTTCCGCAAAGAGTATGTGGTGCCGGAAACCATCGAACGCTGGAACGGCAAGAAGAACGTCGAGGCACGGTTCGCAAGTTCGAGTCTGTACGAGAACGGAGCGGATGCCGTCAGGTTCTCTGATGGAAGCGTCATCACACTCTTGAGCTTCGTCATCGGCGTGCGCATGAACATCGGCATTCCCTTCGAGCGTGATCTCTCGAAGGCACTGCAACTTGACAATCCCGATCCAGACATCGCACTGGAGCGTGGCACTGAGGACGCGGAGAACACAGCAACTCCCCGCGTGCCTGACACCATCGAGGGTGACGACTGACCATTGCCGTCACGTTCGAAACTCGCATCACGGGCACGCACGTGCATGATTAGGCACTCTAGGGGGGTGCCGCACGTGCGTAGTTGATGCACCCCAGCGAGGCAATGTGTGGTCGGCTCAATTCCCCTGACCATGCAACGTCCTCGCTGGGTTCTCTTTGGAGTACCAGCATGGCGAAAGTCATCAACGTGCCACCAAGACGCAAGCGCGTCTACCACAAAGGCATGTACGGCTGGGTTGAGTATCATCCAAGTGACAGGTCGTGGGGATACACGGTCAAGTACCAGACCACGAACGTCTTCAGCGGTGAGACGATCTCAGAAGCCGCAGCAGTACTACAAGTCAAACTCATGATTGACCTTTTAGCAGGAGGAGCACTTCCTGTGCGCAGCGTGGACTGATGGTTGACACCCCCACGCATCGCACACACATCCTACAGGCCCAAATGACGCAGGTGGTTGAATGGACCAAACTGCTTCAAACTCAGCGATCAGCGATTGTTGAGAAACTCGTTCGCATCAAAGCGAACAGCAAGATTGCCAGAGAGATGCAAGTAAATGCGCAGTTGGAGCGCACACTGGCCCGCATCACACGCAATCTCACCACGATTGAAGAGAAGTTGAACAAAGTCGCAGACGACTTGAACAAGAACCGCGCGTTGTTCTTGGAACTGAGCGACGCGGAGGTGTTACTCGAACGTACGGAGAGCGTACATGGCAGTACTACCACGAGTACGACAGATCGAGGAACTGTGCCAGAAAGCACAGGTGGACCCACGTCTCACGCAGGTGATCTGCATGTTGGCGGAGAGGCAGCGAGTGCAGCACCAGCAGTTGATGGGCATGGCTCAGCTATTCAACGGGATGCAGGACATGCTCAAGAACCTGATAGATATGATGGGCGTCAGGGACACGAACCTGCGCAAGCTGGGTGTCGAAGAGATGTTGAAGGACGCGAAAGGCGTGAGCGTCGAGAGCGTTGATGACTTCGACAGCGACACCACTCCCAGCAACATGCTGGAGAGGAAGAAGAATTAGATGGAGTTCACAGAAGGAGGCACAAGCTACCGGATCAACGCTGTGCCTCGCAGCATGTGGTCCACATTGCGTGAGCAGGGTGTGCAGTTCTACGACTACACCAAGCTCACAGCAGCAAACACTTGCCCAACCTGGGGTGTTCTCAGGTACGGGCTGCATCGCACGGAGATACCATTGAGCACTGGAGGCCGGAACTTGGCTGTCGAGTGTGGCTCTGCGTGCCACGACTTCTTCGCAGCGATCAGGTGGTGGGCATTGCGTGAGCGTGACATCGGTGCGTACACGTGGCTCAACGCTCACTTCGGCACGGAGCGTTCCGTCTCAATGCTCGAAGTGCCACAGGACAGCGACAGAGTGAACAACGCGCAATTGTTCGCACTGGAAGCGTTGCACTCGTCTGGTTACTACGACGATCCCAACGACAAGCGACGCACGATGGCGAACATGGAGGCAGCGTGTCTGGTCTACGCGGACAGGTACTTCCAGAGCGACTTGCCAGTCTACTTCGATCCACACGACATGTTCGTTGGCATCGAGGTGCCGTTCGTGCTGGAAGTGGAGAGGATGTGCGCTCCGTGGACCAAGGTCGATACGCACTACTACTGCGGCCGCATCGATGGGCTGCACACGATGGGCAAGGACGGTGAGCTAGTGGTTGGCGAGAACAAGACAGCCTCTCGTATCAGTGACGTGTGGCGCATGTCTTTCGCCATCTCACATCAAGTCACCGGCTACGTCATCGCAGCCGAGACGATCTTGAACGCGCCAGTCAACAACGCCATCGTCATGGGTGTGCAGATCCCACTGCCTCGTGACATCTTCGATGGTGTCAGCTTCGAACTCGTCACACGCACGGAGAGTGACAAAGTTCGATGGTGCGAGTGGCTATTTCACTCCATCGAGACATACGAGAGGTGGATTGATAGGCCACACGACGCGCCTAGATATAGTCACTCATGTAACAGGTTCTTCTCTGCGTGCGAAATGATCCCATACTGCGCCTTAGAAAGGAGAGAACAAGTTCAAGCACTAGTAGACATGCGTGTGAATGAGTGGTCCCCACTGGACCACATCGAAGAGAAGTCAGTAGAAGGAGACACGACATGACACACAAGATCGAAGAAGTGAATGCATCAGAAGACGAGGACGAGGACGATCCCACTTGGGACGCGCTGGACTGGGCGTACATGGTGAAGAACGGAGACGACATCATCTGCATCTGCTCCACACGCGACGAGGCAGAGCACATCCGGAAGTTGCTAGACACCAGCCCGTACAAGGGAGCATGACATGAAGATCAACCTCGATGACGACAACGTGTTCACATTCACATTGGGCGTGGAGAAAGTTCGCAAGCTGGTGGATTCTCTGCCTGATGAGTACGATGAACTCGCTGATGCACTTGACGAAGTACAAGCGCCTGTGTTCACCAATAAAACAACGCAAGCGATCCTCGTCATCTACATCGAACCGTAACGATGCCGCCACAACTACAGGTGAACAAGAGTGTCATCGCACGTGTATCAATGCTGCTGTGGGGTAGTGCGGGTTGCGGCAAGACACACCTCGCCAACACCAGTCCAGGACGAAGGTTGTTCCTCAACTTCGACCCGGACGGGACGGCTGCGCTGCCGAATAGTGACGAGACACTACTTCTCGACTACGCACACGAGCCTGACAGTTGTGTCTCTCAGGCGTTCAGCGTCAATCCGTTCGACATCGACGGCATCTTGAAGAAGCACGAAGACATACGCACAGTTGTTGTTGACAGCGTGACAGCGTTCGTCAGCAAAGCTGTTGCCTACTCAGTCGGGCACCGCAATGCGCCCGGCTCTGTGCATGAGAACCCTGGCCCTGCTGGGTACGGGTTCAGAAACAGACACGCACTTGGCTTGGCGAAGAACATCCTCCAAGTCACTGCGCGTCACAGTCGGAACGTCATCTTCATCTGCCACGAAGACGTTCCTGTGCTGGACAAGGAAGGAGCGGTGCAGTCCATCACGATCCTGCTTGGTGGATCGTTGAAGGAAGAAGTACCAATCCACATCTCTGAGGTATGGCACATGCAAGATCGGTTCACATCACGAGTGGTCCAAGTCCGCAACGTGGGTGTGCACAAGCCGATGAAGAGCCGCATGTTTGACACCTCCAACGGCTACGAGTTCGAGGTATCCAACAAAGCAAACAAAGACAAGGTGCGTCTCGATGCACTGTTCGCACGGTGGCGAGACGCGAAGTTCGACAAGATAACTCTGCCATGACAAGGAGCATCCAATGGCTGAACTCAACAACGCAGACGCAGACTTCGGTTCCATCTTCGAGTTCGCACAGGACATCGCCACACAAGAAGCGCCTCCGCCACTGCCACCCAAGGTGTATGTGGGTGAGATCACCGCAGCGACAGCGAAACGCAGCCCAAAGGGGAACGTGTACATCGAGATCGAGTTCACAATCCAACCTGACCAGTTCCCGCTGGACTTCGCTGCGAAGAATGCAGATCCGGCGAAGCTGTTCTACCGCAGGCTCGTTGTGTCACCCGACACTGATCGCAACCGTTATGCGATTCGCAAGTTCTCCGAGGCCATCCGCGCCCCGGCATCGAAGCGCATCGACATCAACGACTGGATCGGGAAGGTGGCCAACCTCAATGTCAAGGCGACCAAGTACATGGGCGAGGATCGCGCGGAGATCGCGGCCGTGGAAATGGTGTAAAGCGCTTGACACGCGCGTAGTGTAGGCGTATGCGTAGCCCTGCGAGGTGGACACACACTTCGCCTCGCAGGGTTCACTCAAACAACTGGAGATTTCAATGGCCAAGGAGCCAACCAACGGAGCAACGAAGGTCAAGTCCGGCATCAAGCGCACCAACAAGCCGCGCACCTTCTATATGGTGTACAAGGGCGAGCTTCACGGTGAGCCCGCATTCGCCTTCGACCGTGACCAGCTTATCGAGACGATGCTGAACGACCGCGAGGTGAAGGTCCAGAAGATCACGCTGCCAACTGGCACGCGGCGCAGCAGGAAGGGTGTAGAAGTCCAAGGTGAGGGGCACCCTTCGGTGACGCCGACCGCGTAGGAGATGCTTCCTAGACACACAGTACAGGGCGGGGCTGGCAACGGTCCCGCCTTTTCTCTAGGAGGACCACATGGCAGAGGCACCGACATCTGTATACGTGCCGATACCACACGGGAAGTTCCAACGTCGGTACGGTGTATTCTCGACACGACACCCAGAAGCCAGCCGCATCACAGTGCGTCTCGGCGTTGAGCAGTACAACTTGTTCAAACGTGCAGCAAGGATACTTGAGATGAGCGAGGCAGAGTTTGTACGCGAAGGCGTCACATCGCTTGCAAGAGCGATCGTCAAACACGTAGAGGACCACAATGCGAACGCAAGTACTGGCGATGGATGAGGACCACATCACTATCCTCACTAGCCACGACGACGGTAGCATCACCGTAGACACGTACCACGGTCGTGATGCGTACGACCAATACATGCAAGGACACACGCATGGACACGTCACCCTACATGAAGCGCCTGATCAAGGACGAGTTGCAGGCGAAGGCAGTCACACTTGCCTGCTCACCGGAACGCCTCGTCGCGATTACGGGGCAGGCTGGTACTGGCAAGACTACGATTATGAAGGAGGTTCACGAGCGATACACTGACGCTGGGCACGTGGTTGCACTGGCCGCACCAACAGGCAAGGCAGCGAAGCGCATCAGCGAAGCAACAGGCATACCTGCGATGACGGTGCATCGCTTGCTCGAGTTCACACACCCAGGTGATCCAGATGAGAAGACAGGCAAGCCCGTTGCTGAGTCGCACCCACGCAGGCACGACAGGCACAAGCTGGAGCAGACTGTTGTGCTTGTGGACGAGTACTCAATGGTCAACCACAAACTCAACCGCCAGCTTATCGACGCTATGCCTGCGGGCGCGTTGCTACGCACGTTCGGTGACATCAACCAACTGCCTCCCATCGAAGAGTTTGTTGTATCCACGGGACCGAGCCCCGATGGCTCGCCGTTTCGGCATCACATCACACGGCATCCATCTGTCACGCTCAAGAACATCTACCGCCAAGGTGAAGGCTCTTCCATCGTCAAGAACGCACACCGCATCCTCAATCGCATGTGCCCTGTTGGCATGGAGGACTTCAACGTTGTGCTGACGCGACAGCAAGGGCCGCAAGTGTTGCGTCTCGTAGAGTCCGATCTCAACAAGTACATGTCACTAGACAACCAGATCATCACGCCGACACACCGAGGCTGGATAGGGACACGTGAACTCAATCTCAAGATACAGGCCATCGTGCAATCGAGTTTCCCGAGCGAAGGCCACATCATGCCGCGCCACTCGTGGGACAAGTACGATCTCGTCCTCTATCCGGGCGACAAAGTTATCTGGACTAAGAACGACTACTGTGTTGAGATCTTTAACGGCGAAACGGGTATCGTCAAGGAGTTCCTGGGAAGAGGTCATGTCGTCATTGACTTCGGAGATCGTGTTGTGTCGGTGCCGCCACTCGTATCTTACGAGAAGTCTGATGGCAGCAAGGTTTTCTATGACCCTCGCGTTAGTATCAAGCTCGCTTACGCAATCACGACACATGCTTCGCAAGGTTCTGAATACGATAGCGTAGTGTACCTCATGGACAAGTATGCCATGATGCTACAGGACCAGTCAAATTTCTACACGGGCGTGACAAGGGCGAAGAAGCGCGCCACTGTAATCGCTGATCAGTGGTCGTTCCAGAAAGCGGTCATTACCAAGCCAGCCTTCGTCTAGGGAGACA